GGCTAATTCTTTTTGTGCCTGAGCAGAAGCAACTACGCCCTGTAGTTCTGCTTTTCTGGCATCAGCCGCATCCTTAAGCTGAGAGCCAGCACTCGCAGCGTTTTTAACAGCCTCTGCTTGTTCAGCATTTAAAGCACGAAACCTTTTTGTTAATGCTTCAACAGAGGCACCTGCTGTCTCTAGCCCCTCTAATTGGGCTGCAAACGCTACTGGATCAAAAACTGCCATACAAAGTTACCTCTCCCTATAAATAGGCTTGCTACAAAAAAGCAAAGACTCTCAAAAGGGAGCCTTTTTAGAATGTTTTAGGCATTGTTGGCTGATTCTGTGCAGTTAAGGTTTGTGAATTACTGCCGCCTCGTGAGGCTTGTTGCATCGCCTCGGCTTCCATTTCTATTTGTTTTATGGTTCTTGCAACAAACCAGTTCCTAAGCCCAACAGGTAGGTTGTAAGCTTCAGAAAAACTCCAACCACCGTTATACTTTAGAAAGAAAATTTGTTCGTATAGCCCTTCATTATATTCATCGGTCAGGCCAAAAAAAGTTTGCCGAAAGCGGCACCTCCATCTCTTGAGTATGACCGCATTCGGTACAAGAGAAATTTTGAGTTAAATCGATGTTGGGGGTTGCCATCTTCATTACCATTCTAAGATGTCTAGAATCAAAAGAAGGAAGGTTATTGGAGGCGTAGTCTATTGCCTGTGGTGATGAATCACCATTCACACTAATGATTATGGAATTAAGCTGTGTAGAAACAAGTCCTGAAGAGTTTTTTACATTTAAGAGAACTTTTTCTTCGCGACCAGTAAGCAATTTTGCCATAACCGTAACTCGTGTTTTTGGGAGAACACAAGTGATGGTTCCATCGCTATTGTCTGTTACTTGCAGGTCTTCTCTGATTTCGCCTGTAATTATATTAGCAGAATTAAGATCGAAACCATAATCTTGTTTTGCATTACAAGATGGGCACGTCACATTTGTGTTATAATCATTTCCATAACCAGATACTCTTGCTGCCACTATAATAGCATTTCGATCACCGATAAGAAGAGTTGATGGGTCTACAGATTTATCTATAACTATACTTTCTAGCAATCTGTCAAGAGCTAGTCCTTTCTTTAGAAGAGTTCTTGAAGTCAGAATATCTTCTTCCTTGGCAGTCATTTGCTTTATTTCAATGCTGTCTTTGCCATGTAAGGGGTGTCCCTCCGCATAAAACTTGCCTTGTGATGGCAAATCCACAAACTCTGTCGGGACTACAAACGAAAAGCCCCCTCCACCTTGTTGGGGGGGAGGGCTTGAATCTTTCTGTCGAGCGCCACCTAGGCGATCTTGATTTCTTGACAATTTACACCTCGCGTTTCAATATTGTCTTTTATACCTTGAAGAATTCTCTGCCACCAGAAGACACCGCCTTGGAATCATTTGTGGTTTCTACTCGCGCCCAATCGTAGCGTAAGGTCACTGAGACCTCTGTTAGATCTGCGTTGTCGTAGCTTAGCGTATCTCCATACTTGATGTCTTGAATGAAAGGATTCCAAAGAGTCCAAGTCTCAAGTGGATTTCCATCTGAATCAATCTGGGTAATAGTTACTGCACCCAACGCTGATGCTGCCTTCGCCTTGGAAATGGTCCCCAAAGCAGTAGGGTCAGTGGGGGGAGCATATCCGCCCTGGACTATCATATCAGAAAAGGTAGCTGTCATGTCAGGATCAACAGGGTCAACCATGGTAATTGCTACTGTATTCCAAGTGATACCACCTGGGTAATAAAAAGTATGGTTCAGATACTTGTGCTCATTTTCAGCAATAGTGAATGATGGCTTTTGGGCAGTCTTGGCATACCAAGCGACAGCACCGCCGGGAGTAGCGTTGATGCCCCCAAACTCAACAATAAATCTGTGGTTACGCTTTGGATCTTTTAGGGTCGAGTCCTGACCGAAGTTTTTTGACCAAAATGGCATTTGTTAGGTTCTCCTGTTATTCATAAGTAAGTAGTGGGTGGGGGCAAAAGCCCCCAATTTATCAGTCATCAAATGATGCGCCGGTTGAAGCAACGATGAAGTCGATAGCGATATACTCGATTGCTCTTGCGGGTTTAATCATAATCTTAGCATATACAATATTCTGGTCAACAAGATCAGGTGTTGTAGTACTCTCGTCTAGAATGAGACGGTAATCAGTGATACCGAATTCAGTTTTAACGTTTGCGAGGAATGGCTCGATGAGACCCTTGAAGCGGTTCCAAGTTGCTTGAACATTCTGCTCAAAGAGAACCTGGGTAGAAAGGATGGAAATCTGCTTCTTGAGGAAGATAACCAAGCGACGAACATTAATTCTATCAAGCGCAGAAGGCTTCTCTTGTAGGGTTTTTTGTCCGAAGACTACAATGCCAGTGCTTGGGAAGCTAGCGATCGGGTTGATGCGTGCTTCGTAAAGAGTGTCACGTTCCTTAGAGGTAAGCCTGCGTGAGACGCTGGTGACAGGGATGCCGGCTGCGCCATCGGAAAGTCCACCTCGGTTGAAGCCGGCGGGAGCAAACCAAATCTGCGATGACCTTTCGGAGCTTGCGAGAACACCCATCATTGCGACCGTGGGTGGAATCCAGAGAGCCTGACCAGTGCCTTCGTCTACAGTCTGAACCCATGGATAGAAGGTCGCGCCGTAGGAAGAATCAATCTGGCGGCTGCGCAAATCATTTGCTGCCTGTGATGCATTCTTAGTCTGACGGTTTTTTATATCTGAGTAATACTTCTCGTGAGCCGGAAGATAGACGCCTGGAAGATCGATAAGAGCTAGAGCATCTGCTCGATCCTCACACACATTTACCATGTGAGTCGTGAGTCCGTCCTTCGTGAGACCTGGGGTGACAAGAAGGTTCATATCTACAAACTCTGGATCTGCCACAGTGTCAATTGCGCGCTTATATGTATTGAAAGCGTAGCTAGTTCGATCAGTTGCGCCGGCGGTAATTCCCTCGTTGTAAAGTGGGTCTGGCTTAGTTATATCAAATCCGTCAAAACCACCCCATAGCGGCAATGTGAACTTATCAAATCCAGCATCGAGCAGGTTCTGGTAGGAGCCTTCAGCGGTCTTACTTGACGCTGCTCGGCGCGAGCCACTAGAGTAATACGCACCCGACACAGCAGTCACAATGATATCATCCATGGTAAAGATGTAAGATACACCCTCAATTCCCGTGGAATCGCTCCCGTCCCAAACGCCGGGAATCCAAAGTCTATGATAATCTTTTATAGAAGCATCGCCTCTTGAACTATCGTAGGTTCTGGTTGCCTGGAATCCGAAGTAGGCGTCTGTCTGGTCAGACATGCCGCCGTCAGATGCCGAGTGTCTGAGCCTAGCAACAGGCCAAGTCAAAGAGCCGGTGAATCTGCCACGAGAACCGGACATAAAGTTAGGATCGTTTCTTGAACTTGTTCCGAATGTGTTTCCAGTGAAGATGTATCTATTTGCTATATCGGCTGAAGTTACATCGCCTTTGCCAGCGGCAGATCCTGTGAAGTGAATTACGTTGGCAAAGCTCGGCGGACCTTCATATCCGAATGGCAAAAGTGAATTAGCATTCTGAATGTTTCCTTCATTAATGTCGCTGACATAGATGAACTTTGACTGATTCGGATACTCACCATAAAGTCTCAATCTTCTTTCTGTCTCATTCCATTCATAGTATTGATCACCAATAGCTCTTGCAATGTAATTTGTAGATCTTGGATCCAGGGACAGATTATCAAATCTCTCAAGAATAACTGGGTTGTTGTCTGAATCGGTCAAAGACCTTAAAACAATCGAGAAGCTACCAAAATCACTAGTCTGCGTGTTGGAATAGCGGATATTTTCAATCGATACCTTGGCGTTCTTATTTAACCACTCACCATGACCGCGACCCTTTAGTCTGAACAACTTGGGTGCGCCCTCTGGGGTATAATCTGCTGCTGTCCCCAAATCCTGACCGATAATATAACCACTTCTCGCTTCTTGGGTTCCTTGCTGCATAATGCTAGGGCTTCTAGACCCATTTCCAATTGGTAGGACGACACCATACATTGGTCCAGTAGTAATATCGTCATTACTTCCAGTGATTACACCGTTTGCTCCATCACGAATTTCTTGTTCGAATGTTTCACCTAGCCAGTAATTTCTTTCAAGAGATGTTGGATGAAACTGTCCAGCAGCCTGAACAAGTTGCGGGTTGGTGTTGAAGACTTTACGAATGAATCTCTGATCAGAGTCATTAAAGTTGAAAAGTATTTTTTCATCTGTCCCTGAAGAACCTTTAGAGCCATCAACAAAGACAGTAAAGTTTCCATTCGTGTCACTTTCAATAACCATGCCAACACCCTGCGCTTGGTCCTTGATACCGAGCCCCCAAGGATCTGCAATAGCCGCGAGGTTGCCAGAAAGCTGTATGGATGCTTCTTTATCAACATACCAAATTGCAGCAAGAGACCCTGTGCCAAGGTTTGCGGCGCCAGAATCTTCTGAGGCATCTACAGAACTTGACTTCCATACCCACAATCCAAAGGCGCCGCCGTTTAATGAAAGGCTTGCCTCTCCAGTCTGGGAAGAAAGAGTATTTGTGGTTTTCCAGCCTGCTTCGCCGCCTGTGCTTTTATTTGTGTTTTCTGAGCCGAGTAAGCGGACATAAGTAACGGGCGCGACCGAAGCATTCAAGAAAGCCTTGGCGGCATAAGTGCCGTACATTGGAGACTGATAGTTGCCATCGCGATAAATATCTCCACCAGCGCCGCCAGGGACAGCATCCCCAAACATCGTAACAAAGTCAGAATAAGACTCGACTTTTACGGGCTGCATTGCGAGTCCACGGGTGGCTCGTCCAATAACTACTGGTCCGATTGTATCGGGTCGACGTGGTCTGAATGAATTATCAATTTCGTTGATAAATACACCAGGGGACACAAATTTGAAACTTTTTACGGGCATTACTTAATCCTCTCTTATTAATAAAATATGCTACAAAGCATTGTCAATCATAGTTTAAATAGTTACTTTCTTTCGCAAAGGACTTCAGGAAGTGTTCAGTCAAGAAAAAAGTCATCGTTTCCAGCGGGAACCACAGTTTCTCTTGGGAATACAACTTCAACTATACTCTCTTCTTTGGTGATAATTGGGCTGTCATCGCTAAAACCTTCGCCTATTAAATACCCAAGAACTTTTATATTTATTTCACTTGTAAATTGTCTTTCTTCTTCACCTAGGGTTGCAACATTATTACTTTGATTAAACCCCTGATCAATAAAGGCTTCGTAGATGTGACCGTTTCTGCGCATAACAAATGAGTTTATTTGCCCTGTTCTCGTCATAAAAGGCTGTGTTAGATCATTCATCTGTTGTTGGTATTCTGTTTTGACTATTATTTTATAATCAAGATTTACATAAATTGGAATTGGGATCGAAAGTGTTTCAATCACAACTTTTTTATTTTTTCTTGGAAAATATTTCTGTCTCGTGCCAGATGAATTGGTCCTTGTATTTCCAACTACAGCAAAGTTTCTTGTTTTATCCTGTTTGATCCTTTTGGCAATTACCATTCGACCAGTTCGACCATTGCGCTTGTCGGAGAAAATATGTGCCTGAAACCCTCCTTTATTGGTTGGATCTTTAATAATACCTGTGCGTTCTATTGAGACAACAGGGAGCGTTATAACTCCGCCTCCGTCGTCGACTGGATGTCTAAGATCATGATTACTTTTAATCTGAAATGCTCTCTCGGGAGTCTGCCATAAAACAGGCACCCTTTTATTTCCCTCGTTGGTCAATGTCGAAAGCTCAAGATCCTCTTTTAGCCAAGACATCATTGCATAATCGATGTCCTCTATGCGAGAACCGAGCATTCCAATCTCTTTTAGGCTGAAATCTTTTTTATCATCAGGTAGTTGTGCGAAATCAAAGTTATTAGGTAGCATCGAATAATCCCTTGCGTGCCCTCTTACAAATAGCAGAGGTCTCAAATGTGTTATTTACTTGTCCAAATAGTTTTCTAGAAGAAGAAAGTTTCATAATTTCGTAGTATCTCTCACCGTAAAGAACGAAGTCACCTTCACGAACAAATAGGTTTTGATCTTCTGTGAGTCTGCGTTTGTGAAAGTGAACAGTGATCTGTGAAGTGCTATCTATCCCAACAGAATCAAGGTATGAAGAACCTTCATCATCAAACATTACAAGAGCGTAAACTCGTATTGGAGGAAGATAAGTTTTTTCCACAGCCTCGCCATATAGTTCGTGGAAGTTTGTTGCTTCCAAATCGATTGGGTAATATAAGATCTGTTGTCCGATGACTTTTTCAATAAGCTCATCATTAACTTGCTTAACGAGATCGCGCTCCTTCTTACCAAGGAAAAGCGGAGGCGGAGGTGCTGCTGGTCTGGACCATTCGTTATCTGACATTCATTTATCCTACAAAGATTGGTAACGGAGAGCGACGAAGAGTTTCTTCTGCTGCCGTGACCTTCTCTTGGTCTTTCTTTGCCAATTCTGGGTATTCAATCTCTTTCAACATATCAGTTAGCTTCTGACGAAGATCGTCTTTTTCTTTTTGAGCCTCGGATAGAAGTGAAGAATAATTTAGCGTGACAGATTCGCCTGGGATTGGAACAGTCTGAAACTTACCACGAATTTGTCCGAGCATCTCTTTACAAAGCGCAAGAGCATAATTGCGAATCCATTGTTTACCCATAGAGTTGATATTTTTATAAGGAATATTATCGAATGGAAGCGTGTTTATATTGTTTACACCCATAATTCCTGTGTTTACATCGCCTTCTTCGCCCCAAGAATTGTCTGCTATCCTAAAACGTACCCAGACCCTATTCAGATAACCCGCAAAACTATCGGATCCTTGGGGAGTCGGATAAAGTCTCAGTTTGTTATTAAAAATTTCATAAGAATAGTGCGAAGTTCTCGTAAACAAATTGTCTTCATACATGATTGCTTGCAATTTGTTTTGCCATGATGGTATTATTTCAAATGTAGACTCATCAGCGTATTGTCCATATGTTGAATAATTTCCGACCACGCCACTTCCGCCATAGTATCCATAGAAGCGCCACATTGCGATTGGAGAGCGATAAAAAACTTTATCAATGATTACCCTTGAGTTTCCAACTTTTCCAGCATAGTCGACAGCATCGCCCGCATCATTGACACCAGAGTGAGAAGAGGCGGAGATGATATTTTGAAGATCATAATCTTGTTTGTTCTTTTCTGTTGTGAAAGATGCCGAATAGATTGCAGTCGTGCCACCAAAGCCGCCCATCGTCGAAAGAGAATCGCCAATTTTGTTGGCATAAGATAGAGTAATTCTTGGAAACTGCAAACTTGCGCTGGCGGGTCCACTTATTATGTTGCCTTTGTGATCGAATGTCCCGGTAAGCTTCCCTAGTGCATCAGAAAGAACATTTTTTCCTTGATGCATGTTTACAATGTATGAATATTCTAGAACTGCCTCTTCATAAGCAGCGTAAACATTGTCGTTTGTCAACTCGATGTCCACAACATCGCCGCCAAGCTTTTTAAACACAAAATCAACTTGTCTTGCGGCGCCAGTTACAAACTCGGCTGAGTCTGTATACATTCCAAAGGGCACTGCGGAAGCAACATCATCGGCAGAACCAGTTGAAGAAAGAATTATAGCACTAGTTTGAGATAAAGGTTGTAGATTTGTGGGCATTCATAGAGCCTCCTGTTCGTAGTAAATAGTGAAAGAACAACAAAAGCCCCCTCATCTTGTTAGATGAGGGGGCAACATTCCGACACTTGTTTCACTTAGATACAGAAGTTTTTTTCTTTACAGTCTTCGGACGAGCTTTGGTACGAACACTGGGCTTCTTCGGAGCAGCCACCTTATTTGTGGCAGCTTTTGCTTCAGAGGCTTTTTTCTTACTTCTCATGCGAGATCTGTGGGCACTTTTACTCATTTTAGATTACTCCCTATAGGTCTGGGTTGGGTAGGTAGCCATACAATCTGAGAATAAATTTACCACTAGTGTAGGCTGCGGTAGCACTACCAGAAGAGGCAAGATATACATATTGATTAGCTAAGCTATTGTCATCTTTGGTAAAAGGCGCATCAAGACCCTTCACCTGGGTAGCGTAAGCTATTAGTGCCGTGCCAGCGGTAGTTAGATCGTGTGAAGCAGAGACTGCTGCACCCATATAGAGTCCAATCTTGGCATTTCCGCCGACCGGAGCTTCGGTGCAAATTAGATCACCACCGGTAATAATTCCCATTGTTTTTTCAGCAACGCGAAGTAGCTGGGCGTTCTGGTGAGGCTCAGCAGATGAGCTAACACCAATGATGTTGCCTCCCGCAGAACCACTAAAAGAAAATGCTGGCGCTGCCGCATTTCCTAAATCAATCTTTAGCTCAGTTGTAAATAGTGAGCCTTCAGCTACACTCACAGTATTTTGAATAGAACTGGACATTGCCGGACCAGCCGATGATGTCAAAGTTTTACCCTGCGCCGCCACTGCGTGGACTCTAGACGCTGATATTCTTCTTCCCATAATAATTTCTCCTTTTTAATTATGTTATTGCAATAACTTGCCATACTCAATGAATTGTTGCCAGCCACCTCGGCAACAAAACTTTCTAAGGGCAGTGGCCTCGCCCAGAGGAGAATATTTCAAGTTACTTTAAATAGTGCTACAAAAACAAAAACCCCCTGCCGAAGCAGGGGGCTGTAGTTTAAGTAACTAGCTATCAGCTAGAGTACTCTTCACCGTTGATGCCACGAACAATGACTAGACCATACATATCTGGACGAACCATCTTCTTCGCGTAGCGGGTCATAACACCCTTGCGCGGCACGAAGTCTTCAGGTCCGAAGATTGTGGGAGTAGTCTGAAGCGGCACGTAAGGTGCGTAGACATAACCAGACTCAAGGAAGCTAGAGCCTCTGCGACCGACTAGAACCAAGTTACGATGGAAGTAGGGGTCAACAATGACATCAAACTTCTTGCTTAGTGAACCAGTCTTAAGGGCGCCGATGGAACCCTTTTCAACATCAGCAGTAACGCTCGCGCGGAAACCAGCAGTGAACTCAAGGATGTTGGCAACTTCAGGTCCGCAGACGATGAAGTTTGCACCACCACGAAGAGTCTTGCGATGAATAGCGGCGGAGACATCGTTGATGGTTTCAACAAGAGTCTCATACCACTCGGAGACAGTACCGGTGAAGTCAGGAGCAGCCTTAGATGCACCAAGCTCCTCACCCTTCGAATCAACGAAGAGACCGGGAGCGCGGGACCAGTAGCGGGTAGCTGCGGTAGCACCGTTTACTAGGTCAGCAAGGATCTCACGGTCAATCTCAAGAGCAATCTGCTCGGAGAGAATTGAGGTAAGCTCAACCTCTGCATCCAAGTTGTGGTATGCGTTGAGGTCCTGACCAAG